GTCTTTGAACAGCTTCAGAATAGAATTGAGATTTTCAGCATTGATTTCCACCGTCAGGGTGTCAACCCCGCCATCGTCCCGAACCTTAACGGCTCCATAGGTGGCAAGATTGCGGCGGAACTCCCCAAGATTTTCACCGTCATAGTTCTTCAGAATCAAGATGGTGTTCCGGGCATCTTCCTGCATATTGTTTTCAAAGTCAGAAAGCATGGTGTTGATCCCATCCTGAAGGGTTTTCACCCGGCGAATCAGGGGAATTTCCTGCTTGTTGTACTTGAAGGGGATCAGGGGAATCCGATCCCAATTCAATTCAACAGTTTCTTCACCATTTTCAACGCTGAAGTAGTTTTCATGTTCACCCAAAAGAGTATCAGGGGTTAAACCAGCGGGATCAGAATAGACATAGCGCCAAATTCCGTCATGCTTGAAGATTTCCACCCGCTCCACAATTTCTTTGGTGTAGCCGTTATATACCTCTTGGGGATAAAGCCGAACCGCACAATCAAGAATGGTGTGATCATCGTCAGCCCAAAACGGAAGAATTTCATGGGCGGGGAAATGTTTGAAGGCAAGTTTGCCATCATCCCCATAGTAAGGGAACAACCAGCCAATCCCGCCTTTCAAAGCATCTTCACACACATACTTCAGAAGGCGGTTAAACCGCTTATCAAAAACTTTGGTCAGCAGATCAGCATAGGTCTTATTCTTGCAAGTCACGCTGAAGGGCTTACCCACAAGATAGTTGGTTTTCTGATCTACCATCAAAGCATATTGATTGTCCACCAGCCTGTTATTGGGAAGATTTTGCACCACCTGAAGTTTTCCATCTTCTCCAATAATGGTGCGCTGACGGCGAAGAATATCGTGATCCCCTTCATAGTAGGCATCACCCACAAGCTGTTCTTTCCGTTTCTTGCTGTCCTTCCATTCCTTGATTTCGGCGGCAAAAAACTGAAGTTCAGTCATGCCAGCATATCCACCCATCACAATCAGGCGATTGATCCGGGCCATTTCAGTTTCAATAAGCATGGGCATATTCAATCACCTTCCTTTCGTGGGGGGGGGGCTTGAAATCCAATCGGGCGTTGTCTGGTTTTCTCCAATGTCAGGGTTTGGTTTGAAAGCTCCACTTCAATCTTCAAAGATTGGTAAGGAAGCCGTTCCGCCCATTGTTCAATCTTGTTCAGAATGTATTGCTGTTCAAACATTGGGCCGCTCCCTTCATTGCTCAATAAACACAGAACCCCGGAAACACTTGATTTCCGGGGCCTGTTGTTACTACCTTGTTACTCAAAGCTAAAGGCAGAACCAACCAGCATATCTTCAAGGGCATAACGCATAGCGTCCATCAGGTGGTTAAAATCATCAATGGGAATGTTGATCTTGGTTCCAAACTTATCTTCATCCCAAGTGTAGTTTGAAATTTCAGTGATGAAGTTCACACACCGGGGATGAATGATGATGGTATAGCCTTGAATGTACTGAATGCCATTGTTCACGCTGTCCTTGCCCTTCCGGGCGGCTCTGATACGATGAAGGCCAGCTTCCCGCAATTCGTCAATGCTCTTTGGTTCGGCGCAATCGGCCTTGATCCGTTCCTTGGCATAGCCCATAGCCGTTACCCGGTCACAAATGGCCCGGTTGGTCAGGGCTTTTTCATACAGTTCATCAAATACCCAAATGGTCTTTTCTTCCTTGCTGACAAGCCCACAGAAAAGCGCCGTTGGGTCATTGGTATAACCAAAGTCAAGGCCAAAAGCGGATTTCACACCGGCCTTGGCGCTTACTTCCTTCACATTGAAGGCTTCTTCCCGCCAGTTCTCAAAGATCAGGCCATCTACAATGCCCCAACCACCAAGGCCAGCCACTTTATAGCGCCGGGGGTTGGTTTCCTTCATAGTCTGGAAAACCTTCAGATCAGCTTCATCCAGCCATTCATTACACAGGTAATTGGTGGTGGTTGCGAAAATCTGACCATCAGGGGAAATCCAGCTATCATGGAATTTGTAAACGGGGTTCCCTTGGGCATCCTTGCCGGTGATTTCTCCAAAGAACCGTTTCCTGATCCAATGCTTTTCATTCCACGGGTTGAAAGTCAAAGTGATTTGCTTGAACAGGCCGGTTTCTTCCGGGATAGCACCACGGATGGATTCATCAAGCATATTGAAATCATCTTCATTCATGATTTCATAGGCTTCTTCAATCCAGCACCAGCACAAATAGCCAATTTCAACCGTGATGGAAGTAACCTTCAGGGGATCATCAAGGCCCCTGAAGTAAATCTTCTGACCGGTTGGAATATAGGTCATTTCAAGGGGGCTTTCTTTGACTTCCCAATAAGACTGAACCCCAAGCCGGTTGATTGCCCACTTCAATTCCGTGAAACAGCTATCCTTCAAGGTTCTGAACACTTTACGAACCACAAGGGTATTGGCTTCCGGGTATTGCATCATCCGTTTGATGATGTTCAGGGCCGTGGTTTTGGATTTCTTACTTGCTCGGCTCCCTTTGCAAACCCGGTAACGGCCTTTGAAGTTCCAATAAGTGGCGTAGCCTTTGCCCACCACTTCAGGAAGGCGGATCACCTTTGCTTTGGGGTTAATCTTCAAGTTGATCATCCCCCATGATAACCACAGGAAGGTTCCCTTCCATTTTCAGCTTGTCAGTAAACATCCCAAGATGTTTTCCCAACAATTCAAGGGCCTTCAGCTTGTCATAAGTTTTCACTTCTCGTTCAGTGATATTTCCGCCTTCACCGGGAATCACTTTCACCTTAACAGAAGCAATACAAGCGGTATCGTCCCGGTTGGCTTCACCCTTGATGGTGGCTTCATCCATATCAATCACATCAACCGGGTTCAGAAAAGCCATTTTTGCAATTTCCTGAATCACTCGATCCTGATTGATACCGGTTCGGCGGCTCCGATCAGCTATGGCCTTATCAATGGCATTTTTAATCACAGGTTTTGACAGGTTTTCAGAACCCATCTGTTGTGCGGTGTCGGGTGAATACCCGGCCCGAATTGCCGCTTGTGTTGCGTTCAAATCAATCAGGTATTCTTCAACAAATAGCTTTTGCTTTTTGGTCAAGGTATTCACCCCTTTCCTGAAAAAGTGAAATGCACCCCTTTTAGGGG